GCGCTGGCCGACCAACCGGCGGCGGTAAGCGTGGCCTGAACAATTTGCGTCAGCTCTGCGCCAATGATCGCATGGCCGCCCATGTTCAGATCGCCGGTCATGGTGTCGCCGGATTTCATCAGGTACGCCGTTCCGGCCTTCACGGCATCGATTTCGGCTTGAAGCGCCTGAATCAGTGCCGTAACTTGAGCATTTATGGCAGCTGTGTCCACCTTGGTTACTGACTCGGCCATAATGCCGCAGTAGTTTTCGTTCAACCGCAGATCCGTCACGTTCCTTGCCGTGACAGCAGTTGCACCAGGCTCTCGCCGTACCTCTGCAAGATGAATCTCATACAACGCTTCACTGGTGGAGCGCTCCGGAGGCTGCGGGTTGCTGGCTGCGGTACCGTTTTTTACCACAATTTCCGTCACGTTTTTATTCGCGTCGTACTGGATCACAACGTGGTCAATTCTCGGGTAAACAGGATCTGGCAGCCCAAGATTTACCGCCGTTTCCGTCTTCAGCGCCGCCACAACGCCCTTGAACCGGCTCATACGCATCCACGCAATACCAACGCCCAGTGTGATCGTGTTGTCTGCGCCAGATACGGAAAATGTGAAATCGTTGTCGGCGTAAATGCCGGTTGTTCTGGTACAATGGAAAAGGGCTGCGTCTTCCATCGAATAGTCCGTATTATCCAACGGGTATGTCACAAGTGTCATCGGATCACCTCAATATCGTAATAGTTCCTACTTCCAGAATCGTGTCAATGACATTGTTCTGGGATTGCTGGGTAAAGCGTGTCAACCTGGATTGCAGTCGCAGGTCGTAATCCGGCAGCAGCACCGTGATGATGTCCCCCAGATCATAGAGCGTGCCGAACTCCTGCGGAAGCGGGTTCATGGCACATGTCCATGTTCCCTTCTGCTCCAGCAGCTTCTCGTATCCTCTGGCGGCAAGCCGGGCGTTATAGGAATCGTCCGTCTCGCCTTCCTCACGGAGAATGTCACGGGCATCCACAAACATGGAACGTTTTTGTTCGCCAGCGGACAGATCCACATCTACACGAACGCGAGCCTCCCCCTCCCCTTCTCCAAGGACAATGGCGTGATTTTTCTTGTTCTCGGTAGAAAGCGTTATGGCATCAATTTTGAGGCTTCCATAGCGTTCCGACAGTATGCGGTTCGGATCCGCTTCCGGCTTATAGAATTCCACTGTGACCTTTTTGTCCATGCGCACGACCCGGAATCCCGTGTCCGTTTCCTGGCACATGGTTTCGCACAACAGCAGGAACGACTTGTTGCTGATCTGGTGGTTATAGACCACATCCAGTGACGGCTCAGCAAAAACGAGGTTTTCAAACCTGTCACTTTTTGCATAGGCAGCACAGATCGCCTTGTCCAGAACGGCACCCTCCTGGATGGTGCCGCAAAATGCCACATCATCCAGAACACGATTTGCCTGCTTCCCGTTGGCTATAACATGGCCGCTTTTGACACGAACGGTTTTGATGACCATAAGTGTCTTTCGGTCATCCCGCCCGACGTAGCAGTCCGGTTTGACCTTCTGCTTATATTCTGCGGTTGCCAGAAGCTCCAGGGTAAACGGTTGGGTAGTGTTGTAACCCTCCGACCACATGCAGGAGACGAACCGGCCTTCTATGATGGCAATTCTGTTCAGCTGAGGGTCGTACAAACTAAGATTCATAAAGCACCGCCCTTGCAGGATTGAAGGTAAATGTTGCCACCAGAGAAGCGCCGCCTTCCTCGTCGGTCGCCGAAATCAGGTTATCCCCAGATTCCAGCTCAAACAAGGAGGATTCATCGTCGATCCAGGTGATGACGTCTGTCACAGTGCTGCCAGAGGTCAGCTCTGCACGGAGTACGTTGTTGCTGTCTCGGTAGATGGTGATGTATTCGCCGATGTTGATGACGCCGTTGATTTTGATGAAGGAAAATGTGGTCAGATTTGTGATAATGGGATTTGTGCTGACGCCCTCAGAGCGGAGGGTCAGCTTATACGGTACGCGCACATCCCCCGAATTGAGGACGTTTACGTATTTTTCTGTTCCTCTGGAACCAAAGCGGTGAGGCTTGCTGTAGTTTACGGGGAAACGGAAGCACTTGGTTATACCGCCAAGAAGATAGCTGCTTTCCGTGAAAGCGGAGAAAAAAGGAAATGGTGCATAGAACTGCATTTTGAACAGACCATTGTTTTTTACCGCAACAAATGTCGGTGCAGCCTTGACATATACCCGGATATAGTGTTCCTTCCCGAACACTAAGCGTCCGGAGGCCAGCGGGGTGCAGGTGTTTCGCAGTGCGTTTTTTCGTTCTACGATATTCCCGTACATCTTCCCGGTAACATCGATTGGGCGGCCGGAGATAGACTGCGTCTCCACAGTCTCCCCTATCTGGGCAAATCCCTGCGATTTGCCCAGCGTCACTTCCATACCGTCAGCTATATTCATGGCGAACCAGTTGCCTCCGGACGGGCCGAAAGCGAATTTCTTTCCGTTGTCATTCTCAAAAACGACCTCAAACACCTAGCATCACCGCCATTTCCGCCTGATAGCGTGCCTCCTGCATCAGATCGGCCGCTGTCTGAGATTTCGAGTAAATATACTGATTCACTGTTATGCCGTGGCCGCTGGAAACGCCTCCGCCGGAGGCGCGTTTGCTTTCTTGGGTATCCATCTGCAGTGTAGCAGCAAAATTGTCTGTTGCAGTCGCCGACATCTGTCGGACAGCTGCTTTTACCTGCCCCAGATTATTCCGAATGCCCAGCGCCACGCCTGCAGGAATGTATCTGCCAACCTGATCCCGGAACACTTTGGATGGCGATTCGATTCCCAGAACGTCTTTTGCTGCCTGAAGTGCCTTCTTTGCCAGATCTTTCAATGCATTAAACAGAGATTCAGCTGCGTTCCAGATACCCGTGATAATTCCGTCAATGATATTCTTGCCGATAGACAACCAGTCGGTTTCGCCGAAAGTGTTGATGATATCGCCGCCAATCTCTATTGCGGTAGAAATAACGTCCGGAATCATGGAGATTAAGCCGGCCACCAGCTGTCCAATCATGGAAATACCCTGCGCCAGCAAATCCGGGAGATGACTTGCAAATGTCGTCAACAGATTTGCAACGACAGTTGTTGCAGAGCTGACGATACTCGGCAAATTAGACAAAAGGCCGCTGACCATGTTCATGATAAACTGAGCGCCGGTGGATAACATGGACGGCAGCGCCTGCATCAGTGAAGTGAGTAGCTGCTGAATGATTTCTCCTGCAGCCGTATACAGGGATGGAGCAACCGAAAGGAAGCCGGTCACCAGCTGCATGATGATGGATGCGCCGCTCTCCAGCACCCCCGGCAGGCTTGCGACGATAATGCTCAGTACCTGCCCGATCAGGCTGGCAGCGGATGTAATCATCTCGGGAAATCCGGCTTGGAACCCTGCCACCAGCTGCGTTACCATGGCCGTTCCGTTTTCCAGTATCGTCGGAAAGCTGGTGGTCATGAATGTACTGAAGTTTGATACAAAAGAGTTGATAATGTCCTGCACATTGGCCGGTATCAGCTCTTTCAAAAGAATTCCAATCGCCCCCGGAAGTGCTGTAAAAATGTTTTTCACAGCCGGCAGCAGATTCCCCTTCAGGAATGTCACCGTTGTCTGCACCAGAGCGGTCAAGGATGGCTTAATGTCCCTTCCCAGTGCCAGATCGCCCAGAACATTTGTAAAGCTGGCCTTCATGGAGTTGAAAGAGCCGGAAATCGTCTCAGATGCCTCCAGGGCGGTCGTCCCAGTCACTCCCAGTTCATCCTGAATCACATGAATGGCGTTATACACATCGGAAAGATTGCTGATGTCGTATTTAACGCCGGTCAGCGCCTCGGCATCTTTCAGCAAACGCTGCATTTCAGTCTTGGTGCCGCCGTATCCAAGTTTCAGATTGTCCAGCATGGTATAGTTCTGCTTGGCAAATCCCTGATAGGCGTCGGTGATCCGCTGCATGTCGGTGCCGAACTTATTGGCGTTGTCCGACATATCCGTCAGAGCCATATTGGAAACTTCAGCCGCCTTGTCAGTATCCCCACTCAGACTCTGCAGCAGGGATGCAGCAAAACCTGTCACCTGCTCCATGTAGCCGTTGGCAGACATGCCGGCCGTTTTATATGCTTGCTCGGCATTGGCAATCACGGTGGCAGCGGAACCCTTAAACAGCGTTTCGATGCCGCCCAGGCTCTGCTCCAGCTCGGCACCCGCCGTGATGCTGCTGGACAGCGCTTTTCCGATGGCGGCAACGGTAATCACGCTTTTGATTTTGCCGACCAGATTGGAGCCGAAAATGCCCCCGGCGCTTTTTCCGCCGGAGGGCATTTCCCCATTGACAATACTGGTCAGACCTTCCTTCATACCTCTGGCAGACGGCACGATCTGGACATACGCTTTTGCTAAATCACCCATGGGCTACCCCCGTTATACTCCGCCACGCCTGTTCAAATTCTTCCGAAGTCTCATAGGACCGGACATTGCGCTTTGTTTCCTGAGTTTCCCCCAGGAGAACCGCCACCAGCGACTTTGGCCTGTTTCTCCCCGCTTGGCCGTCCTCCGTCTGGAACCATACCAACGTGGAAAGCCTGTCCAAAGCAGCTGCCTGGAGTAAAGTCTCCGTAGACGTTGGCCTGCCGGACAGGCGCATTTTAATTCTGGAATTTTCCCTCAAGCCGACGGCCAGCATTGCCAGTGTGGCAACCGGCACGGCCTCCCAGTTCAGAAGTCCGTAAGTTTCCGCAAGATCGCAAGTGAGGGCTATACGATCTAGGGAAATCATGTCGGCGAGGGCTAGGAGTTTTTTCCCTGTTCTCCGAAGACCGCAAAGGCATCTTTGATGGCATCCATCACGGTACTGACCTTTACCCGCCCCTCCTGGGTGCGCAGATGGTCATAGAGCGCCTTTTTCTGATCCGGGCCGAACACCATGGTGACGACTCTGGTGATAGCAATAAGGTCATTCTCCTGCATGTTGGCAAGCTCTTCCACCAGCTCCATGTCGTCCATGGCATCATCTTCCAGAGAAAAATGGAATCCGGTTTTCGTTACGCCTTCTTTCATGCGGTTTCCTCCCCGGTTCCGGTCGCTTTGATGTACTCATAGTGGGTGTAGCCGTCGGTATCCGGCACGGCCGAAATCGTGACTTCATAGCCTACCGGTTCGTTGTCTGCGTACTTGATTTCGGCAAGCTCCGTCAGGCTTCCCTTGGGAACAACGATACGTTTGGCAGCACCGCCCTTGAGAATCATGTCAAACACCCAGGCGCGTTCCTGCGGATCGGCGCTGCCCGCCTTGACAGTGATCCCCGTCTCCAGTGTACCGGTGACGTTGTCTTCCTCATAAACCACCTTCAGCACCGCCACGTTCAATGCCTCAATCAGCTTGAACTTGAAGGTATCCGGTTTGTCGGTCATGAAATTCAGTACCGTATCCCCGCCCCAAGCCTTGGCCTTATCCGAAGAAGGGCTGTTCGCATTGGTCACGCCGTCCTCAGAGATATAGCCCAGGGCGGTGAATTCCTTTGCCAGCGCCGTCCCAGTATCGGTCGGCAACGTCGTGCCGGCCGGGGCGCAGAAAGCAGCTCCGCCCTTTTTCGGTTTACTGGCGGTTACATTTTTGGTATCCATGGTCATTTCTCCTTTCAGTAGTGGGTGATATTGTATACCGCCTGATAGCGATATCGTTTGTTCTTGGTATCCGGCGCCGGGTA